ACAGATTGGAAGAGATCAATCAGAAATTGACCAAAGCTGAATTAGAGCAGAAGAATATTTCTGAGAAGATTGATTCTTTTGAAACCATGTTAAAAAGACCAGAAGCAAATCTCACAGCAAATGAAGTTGATACCAAAATGCAATCCTTTGAGAAGTTCATCAAAAAGGGTACTGATGGTATGGATGAGATGGAAAAGAAAGCACTTACTGTTTCTGATGATACAGGAGCAGGCTATCTTGCACCACCTGAGTATGTGAATGAATTAATCAAGACGATTACTGAAATCACACCTTTCAGGAGTGCCGCCAGAGTCAGAACGACAAATCAAAAGTCAATTCAGATTCCATCAAGAACTGCAACATTTACTGCACAATGGGTAGCTGAAGCAGGAACAAGATCTGAAACAACTGGATACACAACAGCATTAGAAGAAATCCCAACACATGAGATTTATGCTCAGGTTGATATTTCAAATCAAATGTTGGAAGATTCAGCTTTCAATCTTGAAGCAGAAATGCAACAGGAATTTGCTACTCAATTTGCAAAGCAAGAGGGTAATTCTTTTGTTGTTGGCGATGCGATAGGAAAACCACAAGGTGTTATCACAAACGCAAATGTGGCAACTGTCAATTCTGGAAGTGGCACTCTCTTAACAGGAGATGGTTTGATAACATTGGTACACTCCATCAAATCTGATTATGGGCAAAATGCTTCTTTCATGTTTAACAGAACAACTCTTGGAGCTATTAGAAAGTTGAAAGATTCAGCAGGACAATATGTATTCCAAGCAGGAATGATGTTAACTGCAGGTGTTCCTAACTCTGTTCTTGGATATCCATATGTGGAAGCTCCAGATCTAGCAGATGTTGGTTCATCAGCAAAGCCAGTTATATTTGGTGATTTCAGCAGGGGTTACATGATTGTTGATCGTGTAAATCTTTCAGTACTTCGTGATCCATTTACTCAAGCATCTACAGGAAACGTAAGATATCTTGCTAGAAGAAGAGTTGGTGGTCAGGTTGTATTGCCAGAAGCCCTTGTAATTCAAGTAATTTCAGCTTAAAGGGGGTATTCATGAAAGACTTATCAAATAACATTGCACCCGTTGTATCAATCAAGAATGCTGTAAAAAGTGCGGCAGAAAATGGATCAGGAGTAGATTTACAAGGTTATGAATCAGCTACTGTTCTTGTAGATGTTGGTGCAGAGGGCGATACATTATCAAGCTCAGTACATTTTGAGGTTTCATTAGAGCATTCTGATGATGATTCAACTTATACTGATGTAGCTCAAGCTGATATTGTAGATGGAACTATCTCATCTGGCGGTATCTTCTTGAAGTTAGATGGTACAGCAGGGGGTAATCCTGATACAGCAGGAGGAATCTTTAGAGTTGGGTATGTAGGAGGCAAGAGATACATTAGAGTAGTTCTAGCCAAAACAGGCACTCACTCTAATGGAACACCTCTTGGAGCAATGGTTGTAAAAGGCCATGCCAGATCCTCTGGTGACAACGCATTTACTGCACACGCATCCTAAATGCTAGCTTGATGGAGGGGAGAAATCCCCTCTATCTTTAAGGTGTAAAAATGAAAATTAAAATTACAAAAGATATTATTGGTTCTGCTAATCAACATGGTTCTGCTACTCAGATGTATAAAGTAGGAGATGAAATTGATTGTATACATGATTGGCAAAAGAAATTAGCCATGCAATTCATGGAAGCAAGTTCAGCAGAAGAAATTAAGACAGTTGCCCCTACAGAAACAAAAAAAGTAAGAGCAAGGACAAAAACAGGACACTTTAAGTCAGATGACCCTAGTACTCCAGATATAGATGAAGCATGGGAAATCGAAACTAAGTAGGGAACATAATGAGCCGTACATTAGATTCAAGTATTATTGCGGCACTATCATCAGGAGATATCGAACCATTTTTCGCCTTTAAGATGGAATTCGATACAACAACTCTTCGTTTATATACAGGATTAGGAGATATTACGATAGGTAGCGATACCTATACAGGAGTTGGTAGTTTATTAAGTTTTACAAATGTCGAGGAGAGCGCTGATATTGGTGCTAAGAGTGTCACAATTACTTTGAGTGGTATTCCCTCTACAAACCTTTCGTTAGCCCTCACAGAGCCTTATCAGGGCAGAGAGGTCACAATTCTATTTGGCATTAGAAATGCTAATGTTGTTTATCTTGTGGATCAAGATGGTAACTTTATTTTGACAGAACAAGGTGGTCTTATAGATATCACAGAATCATCAGAACCAGACGCAAGTTCTACTCTTTTTGTGGGATACATAGATCAGATGGATATTACAGAAGGTCCTGAAACAAGTAGCATTAGCGTTGTTTTAGAATCAAAATTGCTTGAATTAGAAAGAACAAGAGTTCTTAGATATACATCAGCAATTCAAAAAGCTCTTTATTCTGGAGATAGAGGATTTGATTTTGTAGATCAATTACAAACACAGACTTTTAATTGGGGCAGAAAATGAAACGAGATACTTGGGAAAAGGATCTGGAAGTATATATTGAGAAAGTCAGAAATAAACCATTTGATTGGGGATTACATGATTGTGTAGTTTTTGCTAATCAAATTATCAAAGTTCAAACAGGAAAAGGATTTTTTGATAAATATATTCCTGATTATGATACAGCAATAAAAGCAAATAGAACATATAGGACTATTCTTGTGGATATGAAAGTAAGTACAATAAAAGAAGCAATTGATACAAAATTAGATCGTTATTTAGGAATGATACCGCCAAAAGGGAGTATTGTTTGCAGACAACATCCACAAAGGATTGAATATGGTATTGGATATAATCTTGGAGTTGCTCTTGATCACAGAGCAGGATTTCTAGGTCACAATGGTTTGGAGTTTCAAAAAATGCAATCAAAGGATGTATTTTGGACAGTAGATTAAAAAAAATTCTTCTTAGTACATCTGCTCTTGTTGGATTTACATTAGTACCAGGCATAGCAAATGCTGATCCTGTAAGTGCAAGTATTATTGTTTCTAGTGCTATCACAGCGGCAGGAACTGCACTTGCTTCAAGTTCTATTGCTCTTTTTTCAGCAACAACACTCAAGATGTTTGCATTTTATACAGCATCTGGATTTGTTCTCAATGCTTTGCAACCAAAACCATCAATGCCTAATTTAACAGGATTAGGATCATCAACAGGAAATACCACAACACAGGGAACAGCATCAACTGGAGGATATGCTGTGTCTGGAGTAGCAAGTGCCGCTGATCATCAGATTATATATGGTCAGACAAGAGTAGGAGGAGTTGTAGTTTTTAAAGATGTAACTGATAATAATAAATTTCTTCATGTTGTCTATGCTATGGCAGGGCATGAATGTGAAGAAGTATCCAAGATTTATTTAAATAATGAAGAATTAACAATCAATAATTCTACAAATATGGTTACTGCTCCAAGCAAATATAATGGAAAAGTCAGGGTAAAAATACATCTTGGAGATCAAACAACAGGAGATACTGACTTAGTTACAGAAAGTAATAAATGGACAGCAGACCATAAACTCAGAAATGTTACTTATCTTTATTTACGATATGAATTTGATGCAGATGCTTTTCCAAATGGAGAACCAAATCTTACAGCATTAATTAAGGGTAAAAAAGTATTCAATCCAAATACATCAGCAACAGCATGGAGTAATAATACTGCTTTGTGTTTGAGAGATTATCTTACCAGTTCTTATGGATTATCAATACCAACAGCAGATATTGATGATACAGCTTTTGGAACAGCTTTTACTGTTTGTGATCAGGATGTGAGTCTTGCCGCATCTCTTGGAGGAGGAACACAAAAAAGATATACGACAAATGGTGCATTCACAACAAATGCCTCTCCAAGATCAATCATTGAAAAGCTCACAGCATGCATGGCAGGATTCTTGTGGTATTCACAAGGGCAATGGAGATGTAAGGCAGGATCTTATGTCAGTCCTGCTGTTACTTTCACAGAAGATGATTTGAGAAGTCCTTTGAATATAAAAACAAGGGGAAGTAGAAGAGATAATTTTAATGTAGTTAGGGGTAAATTTAGAGGAGCAGAAACTAATTTCCAAGTTACTGATTTTCCAGAGATAAGATCAAGTACATTTTTAACTGTTGATAATAATGAAGAAAACATCATTGATCTGGAGTTACCTTTTACAAATACAAGTGCTATGGCACAACGAATAGCAAAAATTGCTCTTTTCAAAAACAGACAACAGATACAAGTAAGTGGTACTTTTGGAATGAAAGCTCTTCAAGTTCAGGTTGGGGATGTAATCCAATTGACAAATTCACGACTTGGATTTTCTGCAAAAACATTTGAAGTACAAAGTTGGACATTTCAACCTGATATGCAACAGGGATTGGTCATTAATTTAGAGCTCAAAGAAATAAGCTCAAGTGTTTTTGATTGGGATGCAGAAGAATCAGAGTTTGAATCAGATAACACAACTCTGTTAGATGCAACAGATGTTCCCTCAGTTGGGATATCAGCAACAAGTGAATTAAGAGTTATCAATGAAAAAGTTTCTCAAGTTATAACCATTACAGTAACAGCATCAGCATCAGATGCTCTTAGAGTTGATCTTGTAGAGGTAGAATTTAAGAAAAGCTCTGAATCTGATTTTAAAGTTGTTGGAACAGGAGAATTAGGAATATATGAAGTATTTGATGTTGAAGATGATACTTACAACATAAGAGCAAGAGCAATCAATAGTCTTGGAGTAAAAGGTAATTTTAACACAATAACAACAAATATTGCAGGACAAGGAGTGCCACCAGATGATGTTGCAAATTTTGATGCAATTGTAAGTGGAGATAATATCATTCTTGGATGGGATGCTATAGCGGCTCTTGATCTGTCTTTCTATTCTATAAGATTTGCAAGTGAAACATCTGGAGCAACATGGGCAAATGCAACAACAGATACTGAGAAAGTTCCAAGACCAGCAACAACATATACTGTTCCTGCACGATCAGGTACTTATATGATTCGAGCATATGATAAAACATCAGTAGCATCACAAAATTTTACATCAGCAGTTGCCATTCCAACAACATCCCTTACACAATTTTCTAATACAGCAACACAAACAGAAAGTACTTCCTTTTCAGGAACAAAGACAAATTTACAAGTTGTAAACAGTGCTTTAAGAATGACAGATGTTTCTGATTCATCTGATCCTATTTTAAATCAAGGTACTTACATTTTTTCTTCTGACATAAATATTGGATCTACAAAACTTGTTAGAGCAGAGATAATAGCAAATACTATACGATTGGATGCAGGAGGTACAAATTTTGATGATATTGGTGGTGGATCAACACTTTTTGATGCCTTGACAGGATTGTTTGATGATCTTTCAGGAGCAGGATCACAACAAAAAGATACGGATATCCAATTTTTTATAGAACCATCAACAACTGGATCATTTACAGGAACATATCAAAGATTTCGTGCAGGGTTTTTTACTGGTCAATATTTTCGTTTTAAGATAGTATTAAGCAGTACTACAACAAATGCTACTCCATTAATTTCACAATTAAGAGCAGAGGTAAAATATAACTAATGGCAAATCATGATTATAACATTGCAAATGCAACAGCTCCTCAAGTAAGAGCAGACATCAATAATGCTCTTCTGGCTATAGTATCTACAAATTCAGGATCATCAGAACCAGCCACAATGTTTGCTAATCAATTATGGTATGATACTACCAACAATCAGTTAAAGATGAGAAATGAAGCAAATAATAATTGGATTGTGCTTCTGGAATCAGATCAAACCAATAACAGAGTCAACCTGATCACAGATGATATTCAATATGCCACATCAGGTGTAACAGAAGTAAAAAATACATCTGGAACAACAATTCTTTCTTTACAAGCACCTACACAAACAACAGCTGAAACAGGCACAGAAAATACTCAAGTAATGACTCCATTGAGAACAAAACAATCAATAGAAGCAAATGCCGTTACTACTGTGTCAGGAGGAACTGGAATATCAGTAGCATCTTCTGGAAATACCAGAACAGTATCTGCTGATTTAACAGCAGGTCTTGGGATAGGTATATCTGGAGCAACAATAAGATTAAAAGAAAATTTTATGGCAAATTCAAGTTCCATTCTAAGTTCTGGTAATACTTCTTCTTTTAACAATTCAACTGGTGGACCTGTAATAATTTCTGGAAGAACTACCTCTACAGGTGGAGGAACATTTACTTTATCTGTTACTGGTGGTACTGGAACTATTGATATGAGAGATGGGGATGGTGGAACATATGATGTTTTTTGTACGATTGTTCCAGAGGGAGCAACATTAAGTGGCAACAATTTTAATTATTTAGCAGTTCAATTATTACCAGTCTGATGGCAATAGGAAAATTAAGACATAAACTCCATATACAAACCCAGACAAGAACAAGTGATGGGGGAGGATCACAAGCAGTATCTTACAGCGATTCCTTTTCCGTATTTGGTAGTATTATGCCCAAAACAGGATCAGAAAGAGTATTTGGGGATCAGTTAGAAGAAAGAATTACTCATATAATTACGACACGATTCAACAGGAATATAACTTTCAAGAACAGAATACAGTACAGATTCAACAAAGAAGGTGCTTCCCATACAAGGACATTTAACATCAAGAGAGTTATCAACAGAGATACAAGAGATAGATATTGCGATATCCTTGTAGAAGAGGGGGTCGCAACATGAGTAATAATATGAAGATACGAGTAAAGATATCAGAGAAAGATTATGTTAAAAAAACAACAAAAGGTATCGAAAAAATAGCTAGAGAAGTTATCATATATGGTCTAAATCAGGTAAGAAATACAGCAATAGAAAGCATTGCAAGAGGCACAAAAACAGGAAAACAAAGACCAGATGGAAGTCGTGCATCAGCACCTGGTGAGGCACCTGCAACAGATACTGGATTTTTACAAAACAATATTGTTACAAGAGTAGCAACAAATGGATTGAGTGGAGAAGTTGTGAGCAGAGCAGAATATAGTGAGTATTTAGAATTTGGAACTCTTCAAATGGGAGCAAGACCATTCATGCACCCTGCGTTAGAACAAAATAAACCAAAGATACTTGCAAGATTAAGGAACTTGATGAAATAATGGCATTACATTCTTTTGCATTACAACAGGCAATATTTACTGCATTAGATGGAGCAACTATCAATGATGCAGATGGCAATGCTATAACAGGAGTTTTTGATGATGTTCCTGAAAATACAGCTTATCCTTACATTGTAATAGGAGAAGAAACAGCAACAAACATTGATACAAAAGACAAAGATGCTCATGAGCATACTCTGACTATCCATGTCTGGAGTCAATATAGGGGTAGGAAAGAAATAAAAAATATTATGAGTTCAGTCTATACAACGCTACATAATGCTAGTATAACTGTAAGTGGTGCTTCCTTAGTGAATATCAGACATGAGTTTGAGAATACACTAACTGAAGCTGATGGAATAACTCGACACGGAGTCATGAGATTTCGTGCTGTAGTTTTTGATAGCTAAAGGAGAACTAAAATGGCGGCACAAAGAGGTAAAGCCTTATTATTAAAGATTGATGTAAGTGGTACAATGACAACAGTAGGTGGTATGCGATCAACATCCATGACTTTAAATGATGAAGCTGTGGATATAACTAATAAAGATAGTGGATCATTCAGAGAGTTATTGCCTGCAGGTGGTATCCAATCAATGAGTATATCTGCTTCTGGAGTATTTACAGATTCAACTGCTGAAACAACACTGAGGGCGGCTTATGGAACATCAGCATTTAAGAGTTATAATGTAATTGTTCCAGATCTGGGAACTTATGCAGGAACATTTATGATTGCCAGTTTAGAATATAGTGGCGAATATAATGGAGAAGCAACATACAGCGTTACTCTTGAATCATCTGGTTCAATAACATTTACAGCGGCATAGGTGTGTCATGGCTTGGAATACTGTTGAAATAAAAATTGGTAAAGATGCACATGAAGTAAATCAACACTCATCTAATCCAACAAAATTTGCGTTTTCTTCTGCCATCCATGTGGATGGACTCAAAAAATTTAGTTGTGGGAATGATTCCTTTGAGGTTGTTTCTATAACTGATGTAGCCAATCGTGGCGAAGAATATATTGTAGAAACAATACAGGGAGAACAAAGTGGTAAACCAATTAAGAGGGGAAGTGAAGATTGATCTTGGTGGTAAGGAGTATGTAGCAAGATTAACGATTGATTCAATCATTCGTCTTGAAGAAAAAGAGGGAGAATCTTTGATTAAGATGGCAAGCAGATTATCAGATGCTGACATGACAACTGCAAAGATTGTATCTATACTTCATCTTGCTCTAAGAGGAGGAACAGGCAAAGATTTTACTGAATCAGAAGTAAAAAAGATTGTTTGGGAATCAGGATTAGCAAACTCAATGAAAGCAGTTGGAGAAGTATTATCAGCATCTCTCATGCCTGAAAGTTTTCCAAAGGGAAACGTAGAAGCAGGGTAAAAGGAAATGATCAAAAATTACCTTTCAAAACATGGATGGAGATTGGATTAGGTGCTATGGGATTATCTCCAGAAGTATTTTGGAATATGAGTTTGAATGAATTTTACTCTGCATTAGAAGGTTTTAAGAATTTTCACTCTGGGAGTGCAGATGAGCCAATGAATAGAGATGAACTAGAAGAGCTTATGGAAAGGTATCCAGATTAATGGCAACTGTAAGTGAACTGATTGTTGAGATTAAATCTGACATGAGTAAACTCCGTCAGGATTTAAATAAAGTTCAAAAGACTACCAAAGATGCTACTGGTAGGATGAATAAAAATCTGAAAGGATTGCAAACAAGTTTTGGTGGAGTAGACAAAGCTGTATCAAGTCTGAAAACAGCGGCTGTTGGTTTATTAGCAGTATTTGGTGTTGGTACTGTTATAAGGACTATAAGACAATTTGAGGATCTTCAAGCTACTCTAAAAGCTGTTATGGGTTCAGCAGAGGGAGCAGGAGTTGCTTTCAAGCTCATAACTGAATTTACAAAAACAACAACATTTCAATTAGAAGAAGTTACTGGTGCTTTTATAACTCTTCAGAATGCTGGCATTGCTCCAACATCAGGTGCTTTGAAGGATATTGGTAATATAGCCGCGGCACGAGGAAAAGATATACGAGATGTAGCGCAAGCAATTTTCAATGCTACTACTGGCGAAATGGAGATGCTCAAACAATTGGGTATTGTTGCTAGAGTTAATGGAGAACAATTAGATGTTACATATAAAGGAGTCACAAAAACAATAGATAGATCAGCAAACTCTATTGTAGAATTTATTCGTAATCTTAGCCAAGCTGAATTTCCAACAGCCATCCAAGAAAGAGCAGAAACATTAAGTGGTGCTATATCGAATCTGCAAGATAATATATCTTTGTTTTTCATGGAGGTAGGAGATGCAGGATTCAAAGACGCACTTACTGATTTGACAACATTTTTTATTGATGCTTTTGGTGGTGCTAAAAGTCTTGCTACAATGTTAGGGCAAACTCTTGCAGGTGCTGTAAGGGGTCTTACTGTTACTCTTAGATTTCTTGGAGATAATATAGAAGCAATTACGGCAGGATTAGTTGTTTTTGCAGGATTGAAAACAGCCGCCTTTGTTGTTGTTTTAACACAGAAGTTAGTAGGATTAGTAGCGGCACTTAAATTAGCAACAGTAGCTCAATTGAAATTTAACAAAGCAGTAATAAAAAATCCTGCTGTTTTATTGGCTCTTGGAGTTGGATTAGCCGTTTCTCAGATTGAAGCAGTTCAGGAAAAGCTAAGAGATGCTTTCAAAAAAATTGAAGAAGGTATGGGCATTGACACTGAGGATGATCAACAAAGTCTCGAGGCTTTGGATGAGCAACTCAAAAAATTCATGAATACAACAGAAGATACAGCTAGTGCTACAAAAAAATTCAATGAGAAACTTCAAGAAGCAAAATTAGATGCTCAACAATTAAAATTAGAAATGCAAGGAGTTAATAAGGAATTTCTAAAACAATTAAGGGCGGCAGGAGTTACTGATTTAAATGAAGCAGTATTAAATTCCAAAAAACTTCCAGAAATTTTAGAATTTACTCTTCCATCTGTAAGTCCAGAGGATGGACAGGGCGCTTTAACTGAGGAAGAACTAGAGCAAAATAAGAAAAATGAAATTATTCTAGCAAGACATAAAGCACTTAAAGCATTGAGAGAACAAATCGAAGAAAATAATGCTTTAAATACATCTATTGAAAAAAGAAATGAAATGTTAGCAAATGCTAAATCAATTACTGAACAACTTGCTCCTCCTCAATTAGAACTTAGAAACAACATGAGAGATTTACGCATTGCCCAAGAAGCTAAAATAATTACTGATGAGCAATTTAATCAAGGTATGAAAGAACAGCTTGTTCAAATGCAAATGCTTGATCCACAAATGAAGGCACTTAAAGAAGGAATGCAACAAATGGGTCAAGGAGTTTCTTCTGCATTAGCTGATATGATATCAGGAGGGAAAGCCAGTCTTGAAAGTTTCCTAAATATTTTTAGAGATTTTGTTAAACAAATGCTTGAGAGAACAATTCAACTTGCAATAATCAACAGAGCAATAAACAGTATCTTTAATCTAAGGGGTACTTCTTTTGAGCTAGATGAAATTAAAATGTTTGGATTTGCAGGTGGTGGAACAGTTCAAGGCAGAAAACCAATTATGGTTGGAGAAAGAGGACCTGAGATGTTCATACCCAATACAGGAGGCAGAATTGTACCAAATGGAGCTCTAGGAGGCTCAATGACAGGGGGTAGCCCAACAATTGTTAATCAATCCCTAAATTTTGCTACAGGCATCCAGAATACTGTTAGAGCAGAAGTAATGAATATGATGCCAATGATACAAAATGCAACTCTTCAGGCAGTTGTAGATCAGAAACGCAGAGGGGGATCATTTGCCCAAGGAATGTCATGACTATAAGCTATCCCTTAACAATGCCCTCTACTCCTGCATTTGTTAGTCAACAATGGTCGACTATACGAGGCACAGGAATGTCAGAATCCCCTTTTACTGGTGGTCAACAAACAGTAGAATTTGCCTATGCTAAGTGGAAAGCAGTCCTTACCCTTCCTCCTATGCGACGCCCACAAGCTTCAGCATGGACAGCTTTTTTTGCTAAACTGCGTGGTAGAAGGGGTACGTTTCTTCTTGGCGATCAAGATGCTAAAGTTCCACAGATAAATAAAATTACAGCAGGAACTATAAATGGGGATGTAACTCTATCATCAAATGCAGATATTGGAGATACTATTTTAAATATAACAGGCACAACAGCATTTAAGGCAGGAGATTATATTCAGCTTGGATCAGCATCTTCATCACGATTATACATAGTTGTTGAAGATCAATCAGGAGGATCAACTATTCAAGTAGAGCCAAAACTAAAAGCATCAGCAACAAGTGGTTCGACAGTTACTTATAACAGTCCTCAAGGATTATTTAGAATGGACTCTAATGAATTGATGTGGGATACCAATGCTGTGAGTGTCTATGGCATATCGTTTTCCTGCACGGAGGCAGATTGATATGATGACATTATTAGGAAGTCTATTAGGTTTTGGAACAAGTTTCCTGCCAGAGATTCTAAATTACTTTAAAAAATCACAAGAAAACAAACATGAACTCCAGAAAATGCAGATGCAGATGGAGTTGATGGCAAAGAAATCAGAATTAAATATTGCTGAACTAGACAAAGAAGCAGAGATAAAAGAAACTGAGGGGTTATATCAACATGATAATGTGGATGCAGGAGGTTTTATTAACGCATTACGAGGCAGTGTCCGTCCTATTATTACTTATGCTTTTTTTAGTTTATTCGTTGCCATCAAAATAACAGCACTTCTTTCTCTAATGAATGAGAGTGGGATGGCACTTAATATGGCTCTTGATACTGTATGGGATGATCAGACCGCAGGACTATTCGCGGCTATCATGTCATTCTGGTTTGGTAACAGAGCAGTAAGTAAATATTACAAATCAAAGGAAAAATAAATGGCAACAAAAAATTTTGATGAATGTTTAAAAATGCTTCTTGTCCACGAGGGTGGATTCGTAAACCATCCAAAAGATCCTGGTGGGGTAACTAATCTTGGTGTGACTAAGAGAGTTTGGGAAGAATGGCTTGGAAAGAAAGTCACAGAGCAGGATATGAGAAATCTTAAACCAGAAGATGTAGCACCTTTATATAAGAAGAGATATTGGGATAAATGCAAATGCAGTGATTTACCTAGTGGTCTTGATTGGGTTGTTTTTGACTGGGCAGTAAATTCTGGAACAGGTCGTAGTGCTAAAGCTGTGCAGAAGATTTGTGGAGCAGAGCAAGATGGTGCCATAGGACCAAAGACACTT